GGCTTCGGCAGTCGGCTCATGGCCGGGGTCTCCGGCATGTGCAGCCACTGGTTCCCGGCGAAGAACTCAATGTTCGTGTTCACCAGCCGGTACTGGTTCGGCACCAGTCCGTTGTTGTACGCTCGTCCGCGCTCGTAGTTCTCCCAGACCTGCGTTTTGTTTCGGGTCTTCTTTCTCGCCAAGAGCTATCACTCCTTCCGCGGTGCTTCCTGCGCCTCGGGAAGCCCGTATGCGATCTCCGGCGAGTAATTCATCATCGCCGAGAACGCCTCCTGATCTGCATGGAATCGCCGGATCTGCTCCTCCGTCACGCCCTCGCGCACCACCTTGCGGTTGTGCCGGTCGTAGGCTCTGCGGAGCTTCCAGCCCAAAAACGCGCCGATACCCAGCAGCGCCAGCACCGCCAGCACACCGAGACCGCCGTATACGAAATTTGTCATGTCATCCTCCTTGCCGGGAGATCAGCTCACCGGCGTCCTCCCCGTAGGGGTTGAACAGTGTGTCCGAGTCGAGAAACGCCCGCACCTCGCCCTGCACGACTCTCTCCTCCTCGGTCGGCTCGGGAAGCTCTGCCACGCCTGAAGCGTAGAGCAGATACGAGAGCGCCTGACTCATGGAGTCCACCATATCGTCGTGCGCCGCATTCGGGAACGCCGCGCACTGGTCCACGAAATCGTTGACCCACGGCGCACCGATCGGGAGATACACATGCCCGGATTCGATCGCCGCGGATATGGAGTTCACGCGCGCCACCTTACCGCCGCGCGGGTTGACAGGGATGCAGAACATCTCCTGTTGCAACACGTTGATGATCGCGCTGCCGTTCGCCTTATCCTCGATCAGTGCAGCACGGGCGCCGGGGTACAGCATCCGTACCGCCCGGATCGCCTGAATCGTGGCGAGGAAGTTCAGGTGCTGGTTCATCATGTACCGGCAGTAGTAGTCGTTCCCTCGCTTGCCCCAGACAGAGATCGCCACGAAGTCGTTGCTGTCCTTGTCCTTGAACGCGGCATCCACGGATATGACCTCCGTGCCGAGCTTCGGCAGCGCGTCCTCCCGGTAGTACTGCCACCAGTCACGCCGCAGCAGGTTGCCCTCCTCCACGCGAGGGGAGCACTGGTAGAGAGCCGCCCACGCTCTCGCGCCGCCGTCCGGGTCTCGGACATAGGCGTTCTTGAAATCCCGCAGCCACTCTGCGTCCTTGCCGAGCTCCGGGCACAGAGGCTCTCCGGGGGAGCGCCCCATCGGGTCGCCCTCCTCCGCCTCTACGGGGAGCCGCAGCAGCTTGGCGTTGTGCTCGCTGCGCAGAATACGCGCGGCGAGATCGTCCTCGTGCCACGGGGTCATAATGAGCACGACCTTCGCCCCGGCGGCGAGACGGGACTTGAGGGAGTTCTGCCACTCGTCCCAGATACGGGAGCGAGTGGTGGGGCTGTCCGCCTCTACGCGGTTCTTGATCGGGTCGTCGATGAGGAGCAGGTTCGCCGGGTTGCCCGTGATGCCGGACATGATGCCGCGGCTTATCATGCGCCCCTGATGGTTGTTCAGCTCAAACTCGGTGGCACGGTTGATGTCTCCGATGCCTATACCGAAAAGCGCGCCGCCATAGTTGAGAATCTTTTCCTTGTTCCGGCGGCTGAATCGCTCCGCCGTTTCCTCGTTATAGCTGGCCTCGATGACGCGATTGGTCGGGTACTTGCCGAGATACCAGCTCGGGAAAGCCTCGGTCAGCGACATGGATTTACCGTGCTGCGGCGGGCACTCCACAACGAGGATGTCGTAGGCATTCCCGGTCTGTGTCTCGATGAACTGCTGCACGGTGTCGGCCAGAAAGCGGGAGAGTCTTGTATTCTTCCACCCCGGTGTGGTCAGCGCGAGATAGTCGGCGTAGCTTCTCCGCGCCAGCTCGCGTGATGCGAGTTCGGCTTGTAGGATTGTCAGATCACCCGGCATGGAAGTGGGTCACCTCTTTACAGAAAATTGTATAGGTAAACGCCCGACTCCCCGAAGAGGTGAAGAGGGGTTATGTTAACCGTTAGCCCCACCCCGTGGGGGTTCGTGCAAATATACGGCAACAGGGAGCCGCGCGACGCGCCGGGCGAAAAGGGTCATACCCACACCCCGTGGGTGTGGGTACTCGGAAGCGCCGCGAACGGACTGCTCAAAATCCAGCCCATCTCTCCGGACGGACCGGGGAAAAAACCCACCGGGCGCCGGGGGCGCGCTCACTGCGGACGAAGCAGGAGGAAAACCGACGGCCCGCTGCGGCGGGGCTCGCTTCGCTTTCCTTCGGGTGGAGTGGATGAAAACATTCGCTTACATATACAAAAGGAGGTTCGTCGAAATGAACGAACTCACGATCAAAGAATTCACCACCGCCCGCTACCAGAACATGCGCAAGTGCGACCAGTCCTACTACAAGTTCTCCGCCGACTGGAGCCAACCGCAGACGAAGGCCGTCTGCCAAAAGGCGCTGGCGGAAGTCGCCCGCAAGCTCACGCTCATCTGCAAGCAGAAGGCGTGGGGCAGCAAACCGGATACACCGGAGCTGCTTACTCAGCTCTCCTCTCTCGTCGGCGGACTGAAGTTCGGCGAGGACGCGCAGCAGAACTCCTTCGCCTGCTATCAGGTGGAGCGCTACTTCTTCCGTGTCTGGTATCGCGGAACCAAGGAAGAGCGGGATGCTCTCAGCCCGAAGACGCCCGCACCGGCCAAGACGAAGGCTGAGCCGAAACCGACGCCGAAGACAAAGGCCGCTCCGAAGAAGACGAAGAAGCCGGTCGCCGTCAAGAGCGTCGTAACCGCAGACGACAAAGTCGAACCGGAGGTCATCGAGATCGACGCGCCCACTCCGGTCGTCGGTCAGGTGATGGACGCGCTTGTCCAGCTCCTCATCACGGAACTCACCAATGAGCAGAAGCAGAAGTTCGTGAGCGCTCTCACGATCGCGCTTCAGCAGAGCTTCTGAGTAATGCCTCGCTCCCTCCGGGGAGCGGGGCTTTTTTTATGCTG